GTCGGAAAATCCCGGCAAAGATTCTAGCATTAGCAGTCTTAGCACCCTGAAAATGAGCGTTGGTGCTTTCAGCAAATCTGCGGGGGGTGAACCTGTCAAGACTGACGGCATCAAAATCCGTGGTACTGGCGCTGCTACCAAAGGCGTGATGGCTCGGGGGCCAATGGCGTGAACTACTCGGAACTTGTAGTTGCGGTCTCCGATTACACGGAGAACACTTTTCCCACGGTGAACATGAATATGTTTATCGCGCAGGCAGAGACACGCATCTACAACGCAGTACAGATTCCAGCCCTTAGAAAGAATGTAACAGGCACGACTACTCTTGGTAACACATATCTTTCTGCGCCATCAGACTTTCTTGCAGCTTATGAGATAGCGGTAATTGACCCAACGACAAGCGAGTACACCTACCTACTAAACAAGGATGTGAGTTTTATCCGTGAAGCGTACCCAATCAACACGGTTGCAAAACGGGGCAAGCCTAAGTACTACGCTATTTTTGGCCCTACAGTAACGTCAAGCGTCATCAGTACAGAGCTTTCATTTATCCTTGGCCCAACCCCTGATGTAAGCTACTCGGTAGAGTTTCATTACTTCTATTACCCAGAGTCCATTGTTACCGCAAGCACCACTTGGCTAGGGGACAACTACGATCCTGTCCTGCTGTATGCCACGCTGGTTGAGGCTTATACCTATATGAAGGGTGAGCAGGACATGGTTATGCTGTACAACACCAAGTTTGGTGAGGCTCTGATTCAGCTTAAACGTCTGGGTGATGGTCTGGAGCGTCAGGATGCATACCGTAGCGGTCAGGTTAGGATTGCAGTAACATGAGCCTCTCCCAGACCCTAACCACCAGCTTCAAGCAGCAGTTGCTGCAAGGCGTACATGACTTTGATACGGATACCTTCTACATGGCGCTGTATACAGCAGTTGCAGACCTTAATGCAACCACCACCGTTTACACAGTGACTGGGGAAGTTGTTGGTACGGGGTACACGGCTCCGGGTATAGTTATGACGGGCATATCGGTAAGCGTTACGGATACGACTGCTTTTGTTAACTTTAGCAATGTAGTCTGGACTGCGGCCCTTACAGCTAGGGGTGCTTTGATTTACAATTCGTCTAAGAGCAACAAGGCCGTTGCTGTCCTAGACTTCGGGGCTGATAAGACTTCGACTACCACGTTTACCGTTGCAATGCCAACAAATTCTTCAACTTCTGCACTGATAAGGTTACCATGACCACAGATAAACTTAACACCGCCGACATCGTTACGGCATCGTGCAAGTACAACACCCAGCCCTCGGACATCATGTCTGTCCACGGCCACTACCATGCAGTCTGTTATGGTGCTGATGGCAAGGTCAAGTGGGAAGAAGGTTTTGATAACCTAGTTACCACTGTAGGCAAGAACTTCATGCTGGACACCAACTTCGCTAATAGCGCGGGTGGTGCGGTTGTTATGGGTCTAAAGGGTACAGGTACTGCGGTAGTTGCGGACACTCAGGCTTCCCATGCATCTTGGCTGGAGGTGGGTTTGGCTAATGCCCCGACCTATACAGGTAACCGTCAGACCCCATCGTTTGCCGCAGCCGCTGCTGGTAGTAAAGCCGCGACAGCATTGACCTTTGCAATTACCTCAACAGGCACGGTAGCTGGGTGCTTTATAAATATTGGAGGTAGTGCTACCAAGGATAATACAACGGGTACGTTATTCTCGGCTGGAGATTTCTCTAGCTCCAAGGCGGTTATAAATGGGGACTCAATAGCTGTAACTTATACTGCTACATTGACGTAATATGGCTTACGGTTGGGGCGATAGCACTTGGGGGAATTCCGGCTGGGGTGGATTATCCATCTTCACCGATAGTGTTACCGAAACCGCAGCCGTAGCAGATAGTCAGGTAGTTGCGGCGACATTCCCGGTAGTTTGTACAGAGACTTCAGCGGCTACAGATAGTCAGACAGTACTAGCAACATTTGCAGGTAGTGTTACGGAAACATCAACGGCTGATGCAACACAAACAACAATAACATCGTACACAGAGGTAGTAACAGAGAGTTCGGTAACAGCATCGGTAGAAGCGGCAATAACGGCATACACAGTAGGAGTAACAGAGAGTTCGGTAACGGCGACATCAGAGGTAGTTGCGGCGACATTCCCGGTAGTTCTTACAGAGACTTCAGCGGCTACGGATACCCAGACGGCTACTGCGGCATTTGTTGATAGCGTGAGTGAAACGGCGTTTGCAGATGAGTCAAGTACAGTAGGTTTGGCATATGTAGTTAGCTACTCGGATACATCGGCGGCAACGGATTCCGTACTTGCGATTACAGCGTACCATGAGATTAGAACTGAAACGTCAACGGTAACGGATAATGTAGATGGACTTATATTATGGCAGTTAATAGATGACAGCCAGACAGCTTCTTGGGGTAGCATAAGCAGCACACAGACCCCCAACTGGTCTAGTATTTCGACATAGGAGTTTTGATGACTATTACGCCAACAGCCCTTTTAAGCCTGCCGCTAATAACGACAGGTACATCGTCTGGCACATGGGGCGATGAGGTAGACAACGGTCTTACCAGCTATCTGGACATTGCCATTGCTGGTGCGCTTTCGGTATCGTTTACAGCTAATGCCATAACTTTGGCAAATACGGCGGGTACAAGCGCATCTACCGGGATTGTAGGAACTACCGCGCAGTACTACATTCTCAAATGCAGCAGTCTAGCAGCCGCGTCAACCATTACGGCTCCAACGCTAAGTAAGTCCTACCTTGTCATTAATAGCGATGCCACTTACGCAGTAACTATAAAGGCTACTGGTCAATCAGGTGTAAGCATAGCTGCTGGTGAAAAAGCTCTGGTTGTGTTTAACGGCACAGACTATGTAAAAGTAGCTTCTAGCCTTGGCACAGGAACGGTCACAAGCGTAGCGGCTACAGTCCCAAGTATCTTCAGCATTACCGGTAGCCCGATTACTAGTAGCGGCACTTTGGCAATGACCTATTCTGGTACAGCTTTACCAGCGGCCAATGGCGGTACAGGTGTAGCAAACAACGCAGCAATGACGGTCACGGGGTCTGGCAACTACGCATATACTCGGACATTGACCGGGACAACAAACGTCACTTTCCCCACCAGTGGCACTTTGACCACAACAGGTAAAGCCATAGCAATGGTAATGGTTTTCGGTTTCTAAGGACTAATCATGGCAAATCCCAATATTGTTAATGTCACAACGATTAACGGCAATACTGCACAAGTATTTCCGTCAAATGCAACTTCGGCTGTTACTTCATGGACGTATAACGGCACGACAGCTTTGACGGGGCTAACCCCTGCGGCAAGCACAGTTAATAAAATTAACCAGCTTGTTGTATCCAATGTCACTGCAAGTGCAGCAAATGCAACAGTGTTTATTGCTGGTGCGCCTTACACATCAACTTTATCAAGTGTTGTAAGTTTAAGCACCAACGGTACATTTTCTTGCGCGTCATCAACTTTAGCCGTTGGTCAACCAATTACGTTAAGTGGCACTTATGGTGGTACGGGGTCAATTACAGGTTATGCAAATCCCACAACGTATTACATCATCACGACGAATGCCTCGACCTCATTCACGTTGTCTGCAACTTTTGGTGGTAGTGCTATTGTGACCACAGCGGGTACTGCAACTGGAATTACTTACACAACCCCTTTTGCTTTTATTTCATTCTTGGCGTATCAAATCAGCGTACCGCCTAATGCGTCTTTAATTGTTTCTGACAAGACGACAGCATTTTATATTACAGAAAATCAATCTCTTGCGGTTATATCTGGAACTGCTAGTGCGCTGACTTATGTTGCCTCGTTTGAAGCCATAACTTAATATGTCCCTCTCACGCATCGGCGGCATCCTCTCCGCTGGACTCACTGGTCTAAATTTCCCCGTGGCTACGGTGGAATACCTGTGCGTTGCTGGTGGGGGTGGGGGTGCAGGAGTTGCAGTTGGTGGCGGTGCAGGTGGTGGTGCTGGAGGATTGCTTTCTGCTACTGGGTTTGCCGTAACTATTGGTTCTGCTATCACCATTACTGTTGGAGCAGGTGGTGCGGGTGGGCAAAACGGTTCTACAATTCCGGCAGTAGTAGGTGTAGATTCTAGTATTGCTGGTGGTACAACAATTACATCCAAGGGTGGGGGGTTTGGTTCCTACACAGCAACGGGTGGCCCCGGTGGTTCCGGTGGCAGCTCGGCAAATGGTGGGACTGGTGGACTAGGAACATCGGGGCAGGGAAATAATGGCGGTGTAGGTTATACGGATGCTGCAACTTTTCTTTGCGGCGGCGGGGGCGGCGGTGCTGGTTCAGTCGGTCAAACTGTAGCCACAAATGGAACAAATAATAACGGCGGTACTGGATTAAATTCAAGCATCACCGGGTCACCAATTCAATATGCTGGTGGCGGTGGTGGCGGTGGCGATCCCCGTGCAACTAAAGCTGCTGGATTGGGCGGTGGTGGTGGCGGCGGCGTTGGTGGCTATAGCAATAGTCAACAGGCAGGGCTTTACAACACTGGCGGTGGCGGGGGCGGCGCAGGGAATGGAACGGCTGGCGCTTGGTTTGGTGGCAACGGCGGCTCAGGCGTAATAGTCATCCGCTACCCATCTTATCTAGCCCCGGCAAAATCCACAACGGGCAGTCCCGAATCCTATGTCACAGGCGGCTGGCGGGTTTATCGCTGGGTTGCCAGCGGCACAATCACATTCTAATTAT